AGCAATACCGATTGCTTCGCCTGACATGGTTTCGCCTTCTTGTAATCCGCTTGCGCCAAGTGAACCTGAACCGCTAAATCCAATTTCACTAGGAAGCACACCGAAGTGACCGCAAATAGATGTAATCAAATAGTTATCAAGTGTGTCCTTGAACTTCTCGCCGTATCCATCAAATTGAATTGGCTTGAAGCCAGCAGGAAGAATACGCACACGCATACGCTGAGCAGTCTGTCCAGCCAAGTCATCATTATAGATATTTTCGTAAGCGCGGATAAGGTCAGGATTGTTGCCGAAGTTGGCATCTGTTTCCATCATCAACTCAGGTGTCACGCCATCTGTGTATTCCTTGCGTATCCAGTCTTGACGGCGTAAGTAGATATCCGCTAGAGGTAGTGAACGCTCTACTGGACTAAATCCATAGACAGACCAAGTGCGTCGGTTCTTAACAAGATAAGTAAGTTCATCTGATGTGAATTGACCATCTGCATCTTCGGCATCATTAGTAGCCATGAACTCTGAACGAGGGAAGCCGTAAAGGATTTGTTGGAACGCAGGGTTTGGTGCCATCGGGCGCATACCTCTGTCGTCAATCAATGGTTTAATAGTTGAACCATCAAGCAACTGGAAGCCGTATAAATCGCCACCAACAGATTTCTGTGGCCATATCGCAACAGCATCTAATACTAAGTTGTCTTCAAGAAATAGATTGAGCCAATCGCCCCATGTATATCCATTAGCGCGGTCAGGTTGTTCCCAGAAAGCACGCAGTCTAGCGATGTCCTCTGTGTATTTTTCACGAGCATCTGCCATTGCGCGTACATGGTCTTTACCTGATTCAGCAGCAATACGCTCTGAAGCATCATCTGATAAAACGATATCCCAGTTCATTGAAGTTATCTTGTTCTTAACAACTTCTAAACAACGGCGAATAATGTCTACTTGGTCTGCGGTTGAACGCAATACTGTAAAAGGAACGAGTTTAGTCGGAGTGATATTGATGTTCTGCGCGACTTGATACTCATAGCGTCGTGGGTCAGCGCGTCCATCAGAACGAGGTGGATTGATGTTCCCCGGAATAAGTGGATTGCCGGGATTGAATGGAACATTTGGCCATATCGGATTACGCGGAAGCGCAGCCGATTGACCATACTGTTGATTCATAATGCCCGAACGGGCAACCATTTCGCTTTCAGTCATAGTCACGGAACCAGCAGGAAGGCGAGGTGCCTTCTCTATTTCCGATGCTACTTTCTTAGCGAATCTATCTAATAGACCCACAGGCTTAGCCCCCTTAGCCTTGTACTACTGCACGATATTGATTGAGTGTTGGTGCGATAGTGAATAGAAGTGTAACAGTATTTACTGTCGTGTGCTGCACATCGCAGATTACTTCTGCGTATGGCGCAGAGTTGTCAAATAGAACTACCTGCACATCACGCGTATTTAGATTGTGAGTGACTGTGATTGATGTAGCGGAAGCATCACCGATATCTGTTGCATACTTACGCACTACTACTGATGTATCAATGGCAACTGTATTTGTGAGGACAGAGATACCTAGCCCTGCACCTACGGCTAAATCAGATGTGACATTCAGACCTGATGTGGTAGCGAGTTTGATTGCTGCACCTGAACCGCTTGTTTTTAGTCCTTTACCGCTTTCAGGAGCGAATGAGAAGACTGAGCCATTGAGGACAACGCCATTGTTGGCTGTATATGTGCCAGCACCAGAGAATTGGGTGAATACAATGTTAGTTGAACCAAGAGTTACAGGTGCATTGTTTGTGCAGACCCAACCAGTATCAGCATTGACTGTTCCTTGCTCAACGAATACATAAGCACTTGGAAATTCTGAGCCATTGTCCATATCAGCAGAACGGCTAGGTGCGCCTGATGCTGCTACTACATAAATACCATTTGCGGTGGCATCTGTCTGATTCTTAATAAGAAGTCGGTCGCCAGTAACAAGAGTTACACCATCAACTACTTGACCATTAGCGAATGCTGTCGCAAGAGTTCCGTTGGTTGTAGTCGCTGCGACTACTGATGCTTTGGTGTCTAGACCCTGAGCAACTGAATCAACATAACCTTTGTTCGCTGCATCAGCATCTGCTGTCGGTGTGCCAAGACCTGTAATCTTGTTTGTTCCCATAGCGATAGCACCTGACATAGTGCCACCTGCTAGTGGAAGCATTAAGTCTGCGTATGCCTTAGTCGCTGCATCTGCTGCATCTGTTGGAGTTCCAACATTGGTGAGTTTGTATGTCGCCATTGACAGATTTTGCGTAGGCGTAAATGCGTGTGTGTGGTCTTCCCTAGATGGAACAGATGCTGAGCCAGCAGAAGCAGTACCAGTAATTGCAGTTGGTGTTGAAGTTCCTAGTGCTGGAGTTCCGTGTGTGTGGTCAGCGCGAGCATAAGTAGTTGCTGTTCCGTTAGCACTTGCTGCGCCGTATGTAGTCTGTGATGTGACTGCGCCGAATGCGTTGGTCTGTGTCCATGCTGAGCCATCTGAATAATAGAATAAGTAAGTATCTGTTGCGTAGTAGATAGTGCCAGCATCAACAGAGTTAGCATTAGGACGATTAGCGAGTAGCCCTGATAGGACTGCGTTTCCAGCAACTTCCCAGCGAGTTCCGTTATAGATATACAGTTGGTTATCTACTGTGTTGTAATAGACCTGACCAGCAACAGGAGATGCAGGTGCAGTAGCAAGGTTTTGAATTACTGCATTCTGTAATTCATTTTTGCTGAGGTCAATGCTGACCAGAAATTTACGAGCCATGTTTATCTCCTAGACTATATACGCTGTGCCGCTGAAAGCACCCGTAAATGTGATTACCATTTGGTTTACTGTTGGATAACTAATTGCGCCTTCACATTGTGTTCCGCCTGAATCTAAAACAACTGCTACTGGATTAAATCCTAGATTGTGATTGATAGTCCATACTGCACTTGGGCTTGATTGTATATGTGTATATGCAACATCACCAGCATCAAATACTCCCGGTGCGCCTTGCGGTCCCGGAGATGTGATAGTGACAGTAGGGATTATTGGTTCAACTACTATGGTCGGTATAACTGGTTGTACAATGATTACATCATCACTCATGTTCTAGTCACCTGTGGGCTTACCTCAATAGTACCTTGGACTAATCTAGTCACAATGCCAGTCTGTGTAATCTCTAAATCATAAGCATACTTGCCGTTAGTGATAGTAGTTGTCTGTGCTGCTGTTGCGCGACAAGCAATCAATCCAGTATTGGCAGTAATAGTAATTCCGCCACCTGCTGCTGATGTCAATGAAAGCACAGTAGTTTTAGCAAGAGGTGAAGTTCTAATCTGAAGTGCAGCCGTAGCACCTGTTAAATTAACTGGAACACCTGCTGGACTCTGATAAGTAAAGTTGATATACCAGTCAGCACCTTGGTCAATCGTGGTGTTGTAGGTTACAGCCATTTACACTCCTAATGATTCATAACAATACTGACAGGTCTTTGCACTTCTAAGGTTAGGCATTTGGCAAGCACCGCATACTTTAGATATCGCAGCAAGACTTGCGTGAGCAACTGCATTATCTTTGAGTTCCGTCAATGCCCATACTAGCGCATCTAATCTATCGGGGCTATCACTTGAATCTGGTGTCCACATAACCATCTGGTCTTCTAACTGTGGAAACGCTCCGACATGATGCACTCTGTATTGCTCATAGAGTGCTGATATCGGTTCTGCTCTAACTCTTTTGCCTCGCGTTGCGTGAACTTTAGTAACAGGGATATTTCTATCTACCTGTTGTAATACCATAATGACCATGTCGCCACCATTGTTTGTTTCAGCGATGATGCGGTCTGCTTTCCATTTCCTAAATGCTTCAACTGCCGCTTTGCCCCATTCGTTTGGAGTAGAGCGTAGAGTGTCATCAGAGAGCACATAGAACTGTCCGTCTGCGCTGGCACCTGCTGTGACGATTCCTGTTTCATCTGAGTCTTCTCCGCTAGTTACTGCTGGGTCAATAGCAACTACTATGCGGTACAGAGGTGGAAGTTGGTCAAGGCGGATTCTTGTATCTTCAATCCATTGACGATTCCATAATGCGCCTTCGGCAGCATCAAGTAGTTCGCCGTATAACTCTTGCCTTCCTGTGCGCGTACCTTCATATCGCGCTCGCAACTCAATGAGTGCGGTTTCCGATAAATTCTTTGAATTATCAAATGTGCTTCCACGCGTTACATGAACTGACCCATCATTACGGGTAGTCCAATCGCGTAACAGTTTAATTGGTTTCGGTGTAGTAGTAACAACTACTCGCGGTCTTTCACCGATACGAAGTGCAGGTGCTAAACCCTCTGTCCAAGTTTCATAGGGATACTGCCACATCGCTAACTCGTCTAGCCATGCGCCTGAAAGGTTAAGTCCACGACCAGCATCAGGTGAGTCTGCACCAAAAGTATGAACCTTCTGCCCGTCTTTGAAAATTACTTTGTGACTGGACTTGTTATAGATGTAGTCCTGATTATTGACTAACCCTCTATGCTCTAATGCTTTAATGAAACCTGATGGTCCTTCAACGCAGATGTTCTTAGCATCACCGAATGTCGGTGCGATAATCGCCCATTGAGTAGGCGCACCATCGGGTGCTGTTGGATTATCTAATACTTGACGAGCAAGCCATTCCGCACCAGTTCTAGTCTTACCCCAACCACGACCTGAAAGGATTAGCCACACATTCCAGTTTCCGTCAGGCTCTTGCTGTTCGGGTCTACCGATATACCACCAAGGCTTGCGGTGTAACTCATGTATTAATTCTTCAGGCTGTGAATCAAGCCAACTCTGGCGTTCCGCTTTCGGTTTCTGTTGTATCAGTTCCCGTATCGATAAGCCCATTATCTTCACCCTCATCTAAGAATGCTAAGACTGCCTTCTTCGCTTCTTCTAATGT